GGGGTTCCTTGTCTCCCAGAGAGTGGACGGCAAGCTGATCCTGCCAGAAGCCATCAAGGTGCTGGCGCAGAAGTCTGCGGGCTAATGAAGGGAGGCGGCGGTGATGGAAGAACTGCTCTCAAAAGTAAAAGCCAATCTCATTCTGGAGCATTCGGCGGATGATGAACTTCTGAAGGGCTACATCACCGCCGCTGTTTCCTATGCGGAAAGCTACCAGCATATCCCGGAGGGCTACTATACAGACAATGCGATGCCGGCTACTACCGAACAGGCGGTTATCATGCTGGCGTCGCATTTCTATGAATCCAGGGACGGCTCCACAGGCGGCTTCTTCGCAGACAACACCAATGCGGCGCAGCAGGTGTGGAACACGGTAAACTTGCTTCTTCGGCTTGACCGGGATTGGAAGGTGTGAGTATGAGCTTTGGCAAGATGAACACCTTCCTTTCCATCATAGAGAAACAGTTTACACAAGATGAGGACGGCTTTAAGACGGAAACGGATGTGACCGTGGCTGAGGTGCGGGCATACCGGGAAGGTCGGCATGGCAGTGAAAAATGGGCGAACATGGCGTCCTTCTCCACTGCCACCGACCTGTTCCGGTTCCGTGTGATTCCAGGTGTAGAAATCACCACAGATATGCAAATCCTCTGCGATGGGCATACCTTCGAGATCACATCTGTAGAGGATGTCAAAGGCAGAGGGATGTATCTGGAGGTGCTGGGGACGGAGGTGAAACCGGGTGGCTAAGGTTCAAATGAAAATGCCGGAGGACTTTCTGATGAAGGTATCCCGGCTGGCGGATAAGACGGATGAGATCATCCCGAAAGTGCTGGAGGCAGGCGCAGAGGTCGTGGAGGACAAGGTGCGCTCCAACCTGCAGTCTGTCATTGGCAGTGGGACGAAGTATGACTCAAGAAGCACCGGGGAGCTTTTACGCTCCCTTGGCACTTCTCCCGCCCTGCAGGACAGGAACGGGGATTTTGACATAAAGGTGGGCTTTTCCGAACCCCGTTCGGACGGCGACAGCAATGCCAAGATCGCCACCATTTTGGAATACGGCAAAAGCGGCCAGCCTGCTAAGCCGTTTCTGAAGCCCGCCCGGTCGGCATCCAAAAACGCCTGTATCAGCGCTATGAAGGCAAAGCTTGACGAGGAGGTGGAGAGCCTTTGAGTTTATTATCGGAACTGAAAACTGTGATAGAGGCGGTCGGTCTGCCTGTGGAGACAGGCGTGTTCTCCGATGAACCGCCGGACGAATATGTGGTAGTCACGCCGCTTGCGGATACCTACGAGCTTCATGCGGATAACCTGCCGGAATACGAGACCCAGGAGGCACGGCTCTCCCTGTTCTCCAGGGGCAACTATCTGAAGCGGAAAAAGCAGCTTTCCAAAGCCTTGCTTTCCGCTGATTTTACCATTACGGACAGACGGTATATCGGGCATGAGAACGATACCGGCTACCACCACTACGCCATTGACGTGGCGAAAACCTATGAAACGGAGGAATGAGATATGGCTACCATTGGCCTTGATAAACTTTTCTATTCAAAAATCACGGAGGATGAGGACGGCAGCGAGACCTATGCCACTCCCGTCTCTCTTGCAAAAGCCATGACCGCAGAGCTTTCCGTGGAGCTTGCGGAGGCAACGCTGTATGCGGACGATGGCGCTGCGGAGGTGGTAAAGGAGTTCCAGAGCGGCACCCTCACCCTTGGCGTGGATGATATCGGTGCAGCCGCAGCATCTGACCTAACGGGAGCGGTGATCGACCAGAACGGCGTTATCATCTCCGCCAGCGAGGACGGCGGCGCACCTGTCGCCATTGGTTTTCGTGCAAAGAAAGCAAACGGCAAGTACCGCTATTTCTGGCTGTACAAGGTGAAGTTCGGCATCCCTGCCACCAACCTGACCACCAAGGGCGAGAGCATTGAATTCTCCACGCCTACTATCGAGGGAACAGTCATGCGCCGCAACAAGGTAGACGGCCAGGGCAAGCACCCCTGGAAGGCCGAGGTCACCGAGGGGGACGCCGGCGTGTCCGCATCGACCATCACCAACTGGTACCAGGAAGTCTACGAACCGTCCTATGCGGCCGCTGCCGCGGCATCGCTGGACGGCGAAGGTTAAGGAGGATCTGAATCATGGATGAAAGAACAGCGATGGTTACCATCGGCGGTGTGGAATATGAGATGCTTCTGACTACACGCGCCACCAAGCAGATCGCAGGACGCTACGGGGGCTTAGAGAACCTGGGCGAGAAGCTGATGAAAGCGGAGAATTTTGAAATGGCGCTGGACGAGATCGTCTGGCTCATTACGCTCCTTTGCAACCAGCCCATCCTCGTCCATAACCTGAAACACCCGGAGGACAAAAAACCGGAGCTGACTGCCGATGAGGTGGAGCTTCTCACCTCCCCGATGGAGTTGACGGATTACAAGGACGCCATTATGGAGGCAATGTACCGGGGTACCAAACGGAACGTGGAAAGTGAGCCGGAGGGAAAAAACACGGCGGCCGGGTAAGCGATGAAGAATTGTTTACCCGGCTTTTGTATTACGGCATGGCTCATCTGAATCTGCCGCAGGATGAGGTGTGGCTCATGCCGTTTGGCTTGCTTATGGATCTCTGGGAATGCCATAAGCAGTTTATGGGGATCGCAAAGCCAAAGCAGGAACTGACGATTGATGATGTGATCCCCTATGGAATTTAGCGCGAGAGGAGGTGCGGCTTGTGGCGGACAATTTTGGCCTGAAAATCGGCATTGAGGGCGAGAAGGAATTTAAAAAGGCTTTGTCAGAAATCAACCAGTCCTTCAAGGTGCTGGGTTCCGAGATGAAGCTGGTTTCCTCGCAGTTTGACGCCAACGATAAATCCATTCAGGCTCTTTCCGCAAGGAATACCGTTCTGAACAAGGAAATTGACGCCCAGCGCCAGAAGATCGAAACGCTGCGGGCTGCCCTCCAGAACGCCTCCGAGTCCTTTGGGGAGAACGACCGCCGGACGCAGAACTGGCAGATCCAGCTTAACAACGCCGAAGCCGCCTTAAACGGCATGGAACGGGAACTTTCCGCTAATGAGCGGGCTATTGAAGCCCTTTCTCAGCAGGAAACAGAGGCGGCGGACGCCACAGAGCGGCTCTCCCAGGAGATTTCCCGCCAGGAAGAGGAACTGGCCGGGATAAAACGTGCCTATTCCAATGCGGTTCTGGAGTACGGGAAAGGCTCCAGCGAGGCAAAGGAACTGGAGGGGCGTATTTCCCAGCTTTCCGGGGAACTGCGGGAGAACCGGGAGCGGATGAAGGACGCCGGGGATGTGGCGGAGGATTTCGGCGATTTGCTGGAGGACGCATCCAGCGGAGCAGATAAATTAGGCTCCGGCCTTTCGGTCGCTACGGTGGCGATGGGCAATCTCATCTCCTCCGGCATCCAGGCGGCGTTAAGCGGTATCCAGGAACTTGGCAGCGCCATCTGGAACCTGGACGAAGCCACTGAGGAATACCGGGTAGCCCCAGGGCAAGCTGACTACTGCCTTTGAAGCGGCGGGATACAGCGGGGACGCGGCACAGAAATCTTACACGGAGTTCTATAAAATCCTGGGTGATACGGACACGGCCACGGAAGCCTCCCAGCTCCTGGCGCAGCTTGCCCAGAATGAGCAGGACATTACCAAATGGACGAATATCGCGGCCGGTGTTTACGGCACTTTCGGTGACGCCCTCCCCATCGAGGGCATGATCGAGTCCGCCAACGAAACAGCCAAGGTGGGCGAGGTCACCGGCTCCCTGGCGGACGCCTTAAACTGGGTGGGCATCAGCGAGGACGAATTCAATGAGAAGCTGGCGGCCTGCTCGGATGAGAGCGAACGGAACCGTCTCATCATGGAGACCCTCTCCGGGGCGTATGACGAGGCAAGCGGCGCGTTTTACCGCAACAATGAGGCGCTGGTGGCATCCAGGGAAGGCCAGGCGCAGCTGGATGAGACCCTGGCAGGGCTTGGGGAGACCATCTCCAATGTGAAGAACAGCCTCCGGGCGGAGTTCCTTCCCGCCATTTCTGAGGTCATCTCTGCCTTTACCGATATGATAAACGGCGTGGACGGTGCGGATGAAGCCTTTGCGGGAGCCATCACGGGGCTTGTGAATACGGCAGTCTCCATGCTGCCGCAGTTTGTTGACACCGGGATGCAGATATTAACCTCGCTTCTTTCCGGCATCATCCAGAGCCTTCCTGCCGTGGTGGAGGGCGCGGCGCAGATCATCGTCACGCTGGCCCAGGGCATCGCGGCG